AATCGACCAAAAAAACTAGCAGCGCTCGCGGTGCGTCTCGATAGATGCGAAGGCGCATTGCGAGCTGATTTACAGCGCTATTACGGCATCAACCTAGATGACGCGCTCGGCGGCGCGTGCTCAATTGTCCACTTGGCGGCGCTAGCGAACAATCTCCCGCAGGAATCAGCGTCGAATGTCGCTCTAAACCCCGACGCGGCGTGGACGCTCGAAGCGACCGTGCTAGCCGACCTCAGAAACCACCTAGCGATGCTCATGTGGGGCATGGATGACAAGAAGCATCGCGGGCGCAAGCCTAAACGCATCGGCCCGTCTTGGATGACCAAGGAATCAATGCGCAAGCTCGAAGCTAGGACGATGACCATTGACGCGCTGATGAAAGAACTTTCCAAGCCGCGAGGGGGGTGAGTAAATGGCCGAAGAAATCGGCGTTGCGTATCTATCCGTTAAGCCGAAAATGTCAGACGATTTCGATACCACCGTCAAGGCGCACGGTAAGAGCGCGGGCGGCGGGTTCGGTTCGGCTTTCGCGGTTGCGGCTGGCAACATCATCGCCAACGCGGTTACAAACGTGGCATCGAAGGCCGCTGACGCTTTTACGACGGCTTTCAGCAACTATGCGCAATGGGAACAGCTCGCGGGCGGCGTTGAGAAGATTTTCGACCAGGCCGACATTAGCGGTATCATGCAGGATGCGCAGAACGCCTATAAAGAGCTGAATCTATCGGCGAACCAGTATCTTGAATCGATCAATCAAACTGGCGCTGCGTTCGCTCAGACGATGGGCGATCAAAAAGGCTACGACACTGCACGCCAGGGCATGAAGGCGATATCTGATTATGCCAGCGGCACCGGGCGCAACATCGACGAGCTAAACGAGAAGTTCGCGCTGATTACACGCGCTACTAGCTCCTACCAATCCATAGCCGACCAGTTCAGCGGCATCCTGCCAGCCACTAGCGCTGACTTTCTAGCACAGGCGCAAGCTGCGGGATTGCTTAGCGGCGAATACAAGAAGCTAACCGAAGTTCCCATTGCGGAGTACCAGCAAGCAGTGTCGGCGATGCTCGAACAGGGCGTTAAAGACATGGGACTTACCGACAACACCATGAAGGAATCGACGGAGACCATCAGCGGTTCGTTGGCGATGCTCACGTCAAGCTGGCAGAACTTCACGACGGAACTCGGCAAGGATGACGGTGACGTGTCGGCGAGAACGAAAGAGCTGGTTGATAGCGTCGTGGCCGTCGTGCAGAACATCGCACCGCGATTGCTCGTATTTGCCGAGAACCTATTCGCGGCAATACCGTCGCTTATCGACAAGCTAGCGCCATACATTGACGAGTTCATGCAGCGGTTCAATGCGTTCTTGGCAGAGCATCAGCCAGAAATCGAAGCAGCCAGCGCCGTTGTGTTCGACGGGATCAAAGCTGGCTTGAGCCTTGCCATGCAAGCCGCTGTTGCGGCGCTGGGCGAATTACTGCAAGAGATGGTCAGCACGTTCCCCGAATGGTTTCCGCAGGTGCAACAAGCAGGATACGACCTTATCCTTTCGCTTATCAGCGGTTTCGCGAACGGTATAGCGCCGTTTTTCGCCGATATTGAAGCCGATTTCAACCAAATCCTTGCGCAAATCGGCGGTTTTCTCGGCAGCTTCTTCACGGCTGGCGGCGAAATCATCGAGAACATCCGAAGCGGCATCGCTGGCGGTTTGAGTGCGTTGAAAACTCAAGTCGATAGCGTAATCAAGGCGATAACCAACCCGATCGAGACGGCAAAATCCATCATCAAGCGGGCAATTGACGCTATCCGCGACATATTCGATTCGCTTGAGCTGAGATTGCCAGATATCGCCTTGCCGCATTTCGATATCTCGCCTGGTGCCTTTCCGTGGGGCGTTGGTGGACAAGGCGAGCCGCCGACGTTCGATGTTAGATGGTACGGCAAGGGCGGTTTCGCTGATGAGCCGACGCTCACAGGCTATGGCGAAAAGGGACTCGAAATGTACTGGCCGAGCTATTCGCCTTATTTCGAAAAATACGCAAGGGGAATTGCGGAGCATATGCCGTCGAGCGGCGTTGATATACATGATTGCACGTTCAACGTCAGGGAAGAAGCAGATATCAGGCGCGTAGCCGAACAGCTCAACACGCTCATCAACCGACAGACAGCAGGTGCTTTCGCATGACGGTGACATTCAACGGGTTCGATTTCGAAACGCTGTTCGCAATCGGCGACCCGCAAATCAGCATACTCGACTCGGCTGTGAAATACGCTGATTCTGATGCTGGCAATGGGACTAAGGTAATCGGGCGGCGCTGGGATACGTCCACCGTGTCTTTCGCGCTCGGCGTTCACGGCAACGCTTATGACCGACGCGAAGCTTTCTCGTTCCTGGGACAGCACTTGAACGTGGACGAACCAGGGCGCTTGGTGCTGCCCGATACGCCTGACAGGTATTATCTCGCGATCCCTGACGGGCAGCTCGATTTGCAACGTGGCATAGACGGCGAGATAACGCGAATCAGCTTCACGATTGTTGACCCGATAGCTTACGGATTTCAGCAAAGAACCGCAACCGTCCCGTCTGGTGGAAGCGTCACGTTCAACGTCGGCGGGACGTACGCGACGAAACCGCGCGTCCAGGCAACAGCCGTCAGAAATTCATCGTCGCTCGTTTGGGGATTGCAACTAGATGGGGACGATTACGTTCATGTTGCCACGGGCAACGCGAGCGGTCGCGTGACCGTCATCGATTGCGATTCGCGTACGGTCACCGTGTCTGGCAACGTCAGCATCATCACGCTCGATTCTGATTGGCTCGAATTCGAACCAGGCTCGCATACGCTAGCGATGGACAACGGCACTGGCGTGGCAACGGTCACCTGGTACGAAAGGTGGCTGTAATGCGGCGAGTGACGATTTTCGACCATCTAGACAACCCCGTTGGCGAGCTATCGACAAACGATATATTCACATGCATCAGGCGCGAAGAAATCAACGGCGAGCATTCGCTCGAAATCACGACGACGCAGGTGCTTGAAAAGTCGCAAAGGCTCGTCTACGTTGACGGTCGTGGCTACTGGCACGAATTCGTCGTGATAGGCGTTGACGAAGAACATGCATCAGGCAACAGGCCGATTGGCACGTATTATTGCGTGTGGTCATTGCAGCCAGATTTGCAAGGCGTGACGGTTTCGAGGATGCCCGGCACAACGTCTGCTGTCGCTGCTGGCGTGGCGCTCGACGCTGCGCTATCGGAGCAAAACAGGTGGACGCGCGGCACTGTCACGAACCTGAACACTGGCGGCGCTAGCATGTACGACATGAGCGCTTGGAAGGCGCTCGGAGTGCTCGTCGATAACTGGGGCGGCGAGCTGTCTACTACGATAACCGTATCGTCCACGGGTGTTGCGTCACGCGCCGTCGACCTGTACGCACAACAAGGCGAGCAGACCGCTAAAAGGCGCTTCGATTTCGGCGCAGACTTGCGCTCAATCAAACGCACGATGCCAGACGAACCTTTTTACTGCCGAATTTCCCCGCGCGGAAAAGGCGAGCTAACGGAATCTGGCGGCTACGGTCGCAAAATACGAATCACCGAAGTAAACGACGGGAAAGACTACTTGCAATATGCGCCGATGGTTGACGTTGCGAAGATTCGAGACGGCTCTAGCGGCTACCAGTACCCAACGCTCATCGTCGAGAATTCCGATTGCGAGACACCAGCGGACTTGCTCGCATGGGCGCAGGGCGTTCTAGCGTCCACGCTCACCCCGAAAATCACGTACGAAGTCAATGTAATCCAGGCGGCGGCTGAGGGTGTGGACGCTCACGGCGTGTCGCTCGGAGATGCCGTCGATATCGTCGATAGGAAATTCGGCGATAGCGGATTGCGCCTTACCGGGCGCGTGTCTTCGATGGTCGTAGACGAGCTGAACGAGCGCGAAATCACGATAACGATTGGATACGTCGATTCGGGCATAGCTGGCAAGTTCTCGTCTATCGGGGAATCGGCAACAAAAGCGGCTAGCATGGTCAACTCGCTTGCCGAGAACCTTTCTACGGCGGAGTATATCGAAAACCTGCTAGACCGAATCAACACCGAGATATCGGCGCAGCAGGCGTGGACGTATATCCTACCTGGGAACGGCATGCGCACATATGACGCACAAGTTGTCGACCCGTTGACAGACGATACCGCTGCTAGCCAAATCGTTCAGATTAAAGGCGGTTCGATTCAGATTGCCAACACGCGCGATGCGCAAGGCAACTGGGAGTTCAAGACGCTTATCCAATCTGGATTCATCGCCGCGAACATGATTAATGCGGCGAACCTGACCGCTGGTTATATCGGCGGCTCTGCCAACCAGTCACATTGGGACTTGGACGCAAATGAGTTCGTGATGGCGATTAGGGGAAATCGCGCATCTGCCACGCATTACGTGAAGCTGGGAACTTTCGCAGGGTATAACTCCGACGGCAACCAGAGGACGTATCGAGGGTTAAAGGTATATTCCGAAAACGAGAAGTACGCCGATGGCGATGTGTCCCTAGTAGCTCAAACGGGCGAAATGTGGGGCAATTCTTCGTCGGGTTATCAATCTGTTAGCGGCTTGCTGGCGAAAAGCAGGCTAGATATCCAATCTTTCGTTGAGTCAAATAGCCTAGGGGCGTTTCTAAAGCTACGCGACAATATGATTTGGATGAAAGTCAGAAACGGAACTGGCGGTCTTTCGGTTGGCAGTTCATCTACCGACGTGGACGGTAACTTTACGGTGCAAAACGGCACCAAAAGCAAGCTTGTCGAAACACAGAACTACGATAGCCGATTGTTGTACTGCTACGAAACCTCCGCCCCGCTTTTCGGCGATATCGGCAGCGGCAAGCTAGACGATAGCGGCATATGCGTTGTAATGATCGATGACGTTTTCGCCGAGACGGTGAACTGCGGCGCGAACTACCAAGTGTTCTTGCAGCCATGCGGCGATGGCTCGTGCCACGTGTCGGAGAAGACGGCTGGCTATTTCGTAATCGACGGCACGCCGAATCTCGAATTTGACTGGGAAATCAAGGCGCACCAACGCGGGTTCGAGCAGACAAGGCTCGAAGATGACGAGCTGCAACTGTCCACTTTGCTTTCTCAGGAAGAAATTCCGCAACTCGACAGCCTATATGCCGACTATCAAGCCGAAATCGAGCAGCTATACGCAGAAGAACTAACCGTTAGGACGGTGGATTAATTGAAACAGTTATCAAGCTTTCTCGCGCTCAACGTCAACGGCGGCGACCGCATCAGCTTCACCTACGACGAAATAGGCGATTCTGGCGAAATCAGCAACGCGAACGTCAAAGAATCGTTCTTCGTTGTCGATGAAGACCTGCGTGAGCATGTCAACGCCATCCGCGACTACATCCGCGAGAACAAGCTCGCGTAACGGGGGGAGGCATCATGCGGCAATACGCCACGCCGACGCTTGACCAGCTTCAACCATCCAAAATGCACAAAAAGGAGTGAAACATGACGCAATACATCGACGGCATTGCCGAAATACCGCAAAGCCGATGCATTGTAAGCGAAGACTTCCGCACACTCACCATACCTGCCAAAGAGCGCACGCTTGGATGTGTGGGCGATGATGAAACCCGGCGCGTGTGGTTCGACATGCCAGTAAGTAACGATGGCATCAGCTTGCGCGGATTTGCGCTCAGTGTCCACTATATCAACGCAGCGGGTAATGCAAACCGATACGACGTAGCAGAAGCGTACGTGGTGGATGGTCGCGTTATATTCTCGTGGCTCGTGCAACGTGGCGCGTATGAGCAAGCGGGTTTTGTGAACATGTCAATCAAGATGCGAGCGCTCGACGGCGAGAACGTGCTAGACGAATTCAACTCGACAATCGCACCGTTCACGGTCAAACCTGCACAAGACTACGATACACAGCCGCAACCGGAGCAAGAAGATTACATCGGCGCGTTCGTCGAACAGCAAGAAGCCCGTGTGACCGCCAAACTCGCGCTTGCAGATGAAGCAATCGCGAATGCGCAAGATGCGACCTCAGAAGCCACGACAGCGGCTACAGCGGCGAACGGCGCAGCAGCAGCAGCGGACGAAGCGACGGCGCAAGCGAACGCAGCAGCAGATAACTCGAATCAAGCGGCTACCGACATTCGCGCAGCCGCAGAGCGTGGAGACTTCGACGGCAAGGACGGCGCAAAGGGCGACAAGGGCGATAAAGGCGACAAAGGTGATACCGGAGCGACCGGAGCCAAAGGCGAAAAAGGCGATAAGGGCGATACGGGCGCACAGGGTATCCAGGGCGAGCGCGGCGAGAAAGGAGACAAGGGCGACAAGGGCGATACCGGAGCGCAGGGCGAGAAGGGCGAGAAGGGCGACCCCGGCGAACTGCTCGACGGCAGCGTGACGTATGACAAGCTATACCAGCCGCTTGCAGAAGCTATCACGCTCAAGGGCAGCGGCAGCGGCGAGACAGTCACCACGGACGATGCGGCGGAGTTGCCGCTGTACTCGTTGGCCGTGCATGGCAAGAGCGTGCAGGACGGCACGCCCACGCCCGATGCCCCTGTGCCGATTAAGGCCGTGCGGGGGAGGAATCTCGCCAATATCATGCAGTTTGGCGCTTACGGTGGAACACTCACAGAATTGGATGACGGCTACAGGTTTACGGTGTCGAGCGCAGCCAATTCGACATACATGGCATTTTTCATGCCGATGCCCGATAGCGGCGATTATTACTTCTCGTCCAAGTCGGCGCAGGCGAGCTTCTACCGTATTTGCGTGGGCGAAACCAGCGTGTTAGGCACTGTAGGCAGCGATTTCGCGAAATTCAAGAACTCGTTCAACACGTCGCCGAATTTCAGGCTAACAGTGCCAGCTAGCGAACAATCGTACATGGTCATGCTGATTTACACAGGAAGTAGCGTTGCTGCTGGCACGGTAATAGACCTAACCGACATACAGCTCGAACGCGGCTCCACTCCTACACCGTATGTTCCCTACGGCTGCATAGCAGCCGTGGCACACGGGAAGAACCTGTTGCCGAAGAACATCACCGGAACGACTGGGGCGGGCGTCACGTGGACGCTCAACGAAGACGGGAGTCTTACCGCCATTGGAAAACCAAGCGGAAGCGCAGATGCTCAGTGCCAATTCGGCTTCATTGCCACATATGATGCCGACGTCATCGTGTCTGGATGCCCGATTGGCGGCGGTTCGTCGAGTTACGACGTATATGTGTGGGATATGGACGCCAACGCGAGGGCCAAGGCGTGGGACGGCGCCACAGCGAGTGCTTCCGACTTCGGAAACGGCACGAAGGTCAGGCTCGTGAGGGGCATAACCTATCGAGTAATCGTAAGAATCAAGAACGCCTACACCGCAACTGGGCAGACGTTCAAAATACAGATAGAACTCGGCACCGAAGCCACCGAATACGAACCTTACCGAGAGTCCGTGAGCTACATCGACCTCCAAGGCGAGGAGCTGTGCAGCCTGCCAGACGGCACGCAGGACGTTCTCACGGTGGATGCGAGCGGGCATGTGGTGGTGGAAAAGCATGTCGGGTCAGTGACAAAAGCAATATCCGACATGAACGATAGTGCCGACTACCCAGGTTGGTCCAACAGCGGTATTCGAGCGATAATAGGTGACGGCGTAAACTCTAATTTCGATAGTCCGCACGCGATGTCTAACATCAAGAGCGGCAGCGGCGTTTTTGGCGCAAATACCAGCAATAGCGGCGACGGACTGTTCTTGGCTAGGGTATACCACGGCAAAACCGCCGCGCAGTGGAAAGAGCAATACCCCGATTTAGACGTAACCATATACGCTAAGTACGCCGAGCCTCAAACCATCGACCTTGGCTACATCGACATGCCCACCACGTTCGACGGCGGCACCGTCCACGTGGACGCGGAAATCCAGCCCATAATCGACGCGACGTGGATAAAGGATGCCACCAAAGCCCACGGCGATATAGCGACCACAGACGCGAGCATCGCGACGGTGGAGTCAACAGTGGCAACATCCAATCATGCTGTGGGCAGCTACTTCGTGCTCGATAACCAGTTATACAAGGCCACCCGCGCAATCGCCACGGGCGAGACGATAGAGCCGGGTACTAACTGCACGGCAACGACCGTGATGGCGGAACTTGTCGCATTGACCTCTTAGAAAGGATTGAACCATGTCTAAATACATCGTGACCGAGATGCAGAACGGCGTTATCGGCAACAATTCGTGGGTGTATGACGATAGGCCGAGCGCCGAGGTGAAGCTGTACCAGGTGCTTGCAGAAGTTGTCAAATCGCCTATTGCGGTGCATACCGTCATCCTGCACACCGACGAGGGCTTCATACTCGATTGCAAGTGCTACAAGCACGACACGCAAGCCACCGAAGTCGAGGGCGAATAGTGGACATCACGCCATACATCGGCACAATCATCACCGTCATCATCGCCGTGGGCAGCGTTTACGCGGCTATTAGCTCACGGCTGGCAAGGCTGGAAACGCAAATCGAAAACCTGATACGCGAGACGAACAAACACAACCAGGTCATCGAACGAACGTACAAGCTTGAGACAGAAGTAGTCAATCTATATCACCGACTAGACGAACTAAAGGAAGTGGCTAAGCATGAATAAATTTCTAACCAGCAACGAATGGCAATATCGCCTTCTGCGCACCATCGTCCAGGGCATCCTCGGCGTGATTATCGCCAACATCGACGTGATCACTGGCGCGTTCGTACTAGACCCCACGGCAAAGGGCATCGTAGTGGCTTTCGTGATGGCGGTACTTTCGCCCATTATGGCGCTGATTGGCGGTAACGATGAGCATAATCAATCCGAAGAATCCAACTAGGCGTGCACGCGACGGCGCGTATATGGCTTTCGGCATCGTGCTCGGGATCATGCTGACGATGCTGTTCCATGCGCTGCTGGGAGTGTACTGATGCAGATAGCTGGATTTTTATCATTAGCGACGATGGGCGGCGTGGCGCTGTTCGCGCTGCTCGTCGTGCTCCTGCTTTGGAGGTTCTAGCCATGACGAAACTCGTAATCGACGTTTCCGAGCATCAAGGGCAAATCAACTGGAAGGCCGTTAAGCCGCATATCGACGGCGTAATTATTCGCTGCGGGTACGGCGATGACGATAGAAGCCAAGACGATAAGTACTGGACGCGCAACGTCGAGCAATGCGAAAAGCTCGGCATACCGTACGGCGTTTACCTGTACAGCTATGCAGACTCCGAATCGCACGCAAAGAGCGAAGTCGCTCACGCCTTGCGGCTGCTGAGTGGACATAAACCGACGCTGCCCGTGTACATCGACTTGGAAGAATCGCGCTACGGGACTTTCGCGAAGCGCTGCGCTGACATATTCTGCAAGGCAATCGCGAAGGCTGGATATACCGCTGGCGTGTACACCTTCGAAAGCTTCTACAACCAGTTCATGCGCGGCTACAAGAGCTATACACTCTGGATTGCGCGATACAACGCCAACACAGGCCAGCCGTCCACCAAGCCGCAAATCGGCGTTGATTACGACGCATGGCAATACACGAGCAACGGCACCGTGCCCGGTTACGCTGGAAGGTTGGATATCAGCTTTTTCTACAAGGATTTTGCGCCTGATAAGAAAACGTCCACTGCCGCTAACGTGCTGAAGGTCGCGAAGGCCGAGCTCGGCAAGACCGATGGCACGAAATACGGCAAGTGGTACGAGAAGAACGTCGACAAGAACGCCTATAACTACGACTTCGGCGCTCGCGGCGTGCCGTGGTGCGCAATGTTCGCGAGCTGGGTGCTCGACCAGGCTGGCGTGAAATGCGCTGGCTTGCCTGGCGCATACTGCCCGACGATGCTGCAAGCCGCAAAGGACGCGAAAGCTACGGTCAGCAAGGCCAACGCGAAACCAGGCGATATCGTCTATTTCGATTGGGATGGCGGCGTTTCCGACCATGTTGGCATCGTGGTTTCGAACAACCCGAAATCGTCCACTATGCAAACCATCGAAGGCAACGCGGATAATGGCATCGTGGCCATGAAAACGAGAAGCTATTCTACGATCGTAGGCGTTGCAAGGCCGAAATACGGAGCGGAGCCCACGCCGACACCGAAGCCTAGCGGCAAGGTGATATTCAGGCTGTCCACGGATATCACGGGCAAGACCTGGCGCAAGGATTGCGATCAGGGCGCTAAGGGCAAGGCTATCAGGTGGATTGCCATCAAGAACGTCGGCAGGTATCGCGTGTACACCAAGCGCGGCGGGTGGCTCCCGTGGGTGGACAACTACAACACGCGCGACTTGGATTACGGCTGCGCTGGCGATGGCTCGCCGATTATCGGCGTGCAGGTGGAGTCAGATGATTTCCGCTATGCCGTCAGGGTCAAGGCGCGCTCGTGGTATCCCGATATGGTCGGGCTGCACGACACGGGCGGCAGCAATGACAATTTCGCTGGTGATTTGGCAAACGAAATCGACGGTTTTAGGATTGAGCGGGCATAGGAATTGCAGGAAGGCGCGTCCACTGGCTTAGGCTGGTGGGCGCTCTTTTTTTATGCGCTCATTTCATCTGTTCATCTTCTGTTCAGAGCGGTTTCGTGAAATGCATCGGCGCAGGTGGGCGGCTTGGTTGTTGAGATTCGCCGCTCACGAATCTCTGCGCCATGAATGCGGGTTGACCTGCACCGATACATCATGTGAGTGGTGGAGGCGCGGAGAATCGAACTCTAGAAATCAAGTCTTTCAACTGCGAAACTAGCGCTTCATCTGCGATTTCGTCGTTCGCTGCGGTTTTCTCCATGCCTATTCGGAGGTTGTCAAACGATGGCCTGACGTAGTTCTTGAAGGTTGTCGATATGTCGGCGTGTCCGAGGATTCGGGACAGGTCTTCGATGTTGCCGCCAGCGTGTAGATAGCTCGTCGCGAAGCTATGGCGCATGTTCTCGATGGTCACTGGCGCTGCTGATGGATTCTCGCGTAGGAATTTCTGCCAACGGTGCCGCGCGGTGGACGGAGATATGCAGTCGCCGTCAGCGCCGACGATAAAAACCGACCGTCCACGAGGTTGGGTTTGTATCCATTCGTAAAATCGCGGGTGCATCGGGATTACGCGCGTCGAGGTTTCCGTTTTTGTGCCTTTGAGGACATGTCCACCGTTGCGCTGCGTGGCAACGACGAAAGCCTTGTCTATCGAGATTGTCCGCGCGTGGACGTTTATATCCTCCCACGTGAGCGCATATCGCTCTTGCGGGCGCATGCCTTGGAGCAAACCCGTGTAGGCTATGCGCTGGACACACTGAGAGCCTTTTTCAGACACGATATCGAGTAGTTGGTATATTTCCCCGAAAGAAGCTAGAACAAGGCCGTTATCGCGTTTTGAGCCTTTCTCGCGCGGCATCGCGTATTGTCCGCAGGCCACGTTGCGCGTCAGAGCGTCGTGGGCGATTGCGTGGTTGAGTATCGTCTTCAAAGTCGCGACGGCTTGCCTTGCTATGCCAGCGGTTTCGGAATCGTCCACCATGTCTTGCACCATGCGATGATCTATGCGCTTCATGGCGCACTCGCCTAGGTGCGGCTTGATGCGCTTTCTGATTATCCGCTCGTATGTGTCTAGCGACGTGGGCGATAGTCGGCGCTTCGCGTCAGGCCAGTAGATTTTGTCGATGTAGTCGGACAGCGTGATGTTGCTCGGCTTGCCGTTCATGGCCGAGCGTTGAGAAATAAGGCGTGCTTCGTGGAGCTTCGCGTCGGCTAGCGTGTCGAAGCTGCCGAACTCGCGAAGCCTTCTGCCGGACGCATCGCGACCGACGTAAACGACAACATCGTATTTCGTCTTGCCGTTCTTGAGTTTTCGGGATGAGATGGTCATTTAAGCCGATTTTTCAGGTTCGAAAACTTGATTATTTTTTGGGTAGCTCGCAGCTATGCCACGGGCGAACACGAGAAGTTGTTGTTGGCCTTGCGGCGTGATGCTGCGCATGATTCCAACTAGCTCAATCTCTAGCGGCGTTAAATGTTGTCCACCACGCCTATCAGACCCGACGAGCGCATCAAGCGAACAGCCGAACAAGTCCGCAATTTCAATTGCGTAATCTAGCGGCAAATCATTTTCGCCACGTTCCCATGCGCCTACTTGCCGTTTAGTGGCACCGATTGCGCTTGCTAATTGTTCTTGGGTGTAGCCATTGCTTTTACGCAATGATTTCAGGCTTCGAAGCATCATTTCCCCCAATCATTAGCGGGTTCTAGATTTTACCAGAATAATACCAATAATGGACATTTCTATGTTGACAAGGACTAAAAACGTACTATTATGATTGTCAGAAGTTCGGTTTTCGTACTTTTGAAGGGGGGTGAATCAATGGCATACGACAAGGCGCGTGTTGGTTTGCGTGTGAAAAGCTTGCGGATTGACCGAGGGTATGACCAGAAAAAGCTTTCTGATTTGTCCACTGTACCTGTTCCGACCATCCAGAGCTATGAGGATGGCACGAGCGTTATGGGCATGGAGAACGCTGTAAAGCTTGCTGATGCTCTTGGGTGCTCACTTGACCGCTTGGCTTGTCGCACTGATTAACCGCGATTCATCCGCATTATCAAGGGAACGTCCACGGCTAGACGCTAAACAGCCACGCACTTTGACAAATCGATTACCAGCGCCCACCAGTACGCTTAACGCGATGACGATTGCTCGATAAGCACCTGGCAAGCTTTAATAGCGAGCGGCAAGTAGGGTGGTCAACGCTGGATGCCATCTAGCTAATCACGCAAGGCAGCGCGTCGAGAAAAAAACGGGACGGCTCACCCCTTCCGTCCCTCCTTTCCTTCTTGTCTCAAAAATATCTCCGGGCATCGATTGTTTGACTTGACTCCTTTCTCGAATACCTGACGTGTCTCTCGGCGTGCTGTCTTGCGTGGTTAGCTGACGGCGAATGTAAATACACGAAACGAGATAAACGAAGGGAGGGTGAAACGTGGATGTATTCAAGATTGACAGTGAATTTCAATCACTAATCCCGCCATTGACCGATGACGAGTTTCAGCGACTTGAAAGGTCAATACAGGCCGAGGGCGTGAGGGAACCGATTATCACATGGAACGGCACGATCATTGATGGGCACAATCGATTCAAGATTTGCTCGAAACATAGGATTGTTTGTCCGAATCGTGAACGCGAGTTTGATAGTCGAGATGCTGCAAAGATTTGGATTATCGAAAACCAATTCGGGCGGCGCAACCTGAGCAAGTACGACCGTTCGGTTTTGGCGCTACAGCTTGAATCAATGTATACGGAAGAAGCCAAGAAGCGGCAAATCTCGACGCTAAAGCAAAATGCTACCGATACGCAGAAATCTGCGGAACGGGGAGAAACCCGCGATAAAGTAGCAGCCATCGCCGGTGTTAGTCATGACACGCTGCGTAAGGTGAAGGTCATCGAGAACGAAGCCAACTCCGGCAACGAAACTGCGATTGCAGCGCGTGATGCTGTGAAGTCTGGCAGCAAATCGATTCACAAAGCGTTTACCGAAGTACGGCATAAAGGCGATAAGAATGACACGCGAAACATCTGTTCAATGTGTGGTAAGCCTATAAACGACGGCGATTGTTATCCGCATGATCGACATAAGCATAAGACATGTGCTAACAGGCTCGAACATGAGAACAAGAAGCAAGCGAAAGCAAAGCCTAGGTTTACAGATGACGGGCGGCGTATTTGCTCGCATTGTGGCAAGCCAATCAATGACGGCGAAGCATATACGCATCATCCGAATATGCATAAACGTTGCCGCGACGAACGGCAAAGCAACGCGAGATACAAAAACCCTGATATATCGCTTATCGAAAACATTGCCGTGTACAACATCGAATCTCTATTAGACGAATTGACTGCAAGTGCAAACAGCCTGCATGAATCTTGGGCACAAAGCATCGAGATTAACGAGGAAATGGGCGCAAAGCTATCAATTATCGATAAAAAGCGACTCGAAAATGCGGCAAACAACCTAATCGTAACAATCGAAGCAATTAGGAAAGGAACATCATAATGAGCGAGAAATGGTTGCGTTTTAACCAACTTGGAAAGGCTGGTTACAATCGCGGCATTAATCGTGCGCAAGTCAACAAAATCAAAAATAACTACCACGAAGACATGATGCAACCTGCAATCGTTTCTTACCGCGATGGCAAGTATTTGATCATTGACGGTCAGCATCGTTCGCAAGCGCAGTATGAAATGAATGGTTGCGACCCGAATACAAAGATTCTGTGCGACGTGCGCACTGGCATGACCTACGAAGAAGAAGCCGACCTTTACATAAGACTCAACACGGCTCCAAAGATTCTCACATTCAAAGACAAATTAACTGGCCTTATCGAATCGAAGGATTCAACGGCGTTGCAATTCCGTGATACCGTCGAATCTTGCGGCTATGTTATCGATGGGCGTTCGTCTACTAACCTAAGAGCGCTGAGCACAACTTGGCGAATTTTCAACAAGCCTGATGGTGAAAAAGAATTGAAGCAAATCCTCAGACTTGCTTATGCTTGCTGGCCTGAAAACCAGGTTGGCGCTCATAGCAGTATGATTGATGGTCTGGCTTTGTTCCTAAAACATCACGGTGACGAATACAGCCATGAGCGATTTATAAAAGCGCTTTCTCCTATCGACCCACGCGAAATCATCCGCAAGTCGAAAACGTTCTATAAGCAAATGGATAGCAAGGCGTTCACGCAGCCGTATTGCACGTACACAACGCTTATCAACAGCTACAACACTGGACTTAGAAACAAACTCACTCCAGCACAACCGGAGGTTTAATCATGAACGCTAAAAACAAAGCGGCGCGGGATAGCTGCAACTATCCAGCGCCTAAAGCGTCCACCTGGACGGACAAGAACATGATATCAAACAACTTCATCTCTGGCAGCTACGGTGCTGCGATAGCGCTTTGCGCGATGTTCGCTGCGATGGCCGTCATGAGCATCCTGTTCGGCTTGTAAGGGGGTGGACGCATGGCTACGACAATCGGAATCATGGGCGAGTCTGGCAGCGGCAAGACGACGAGCTTGCGCAACCTCGACCCGAAATCCACCTTCATCATCGACGCTGACGGCAAAGGCTTGTCCTGGCGCGGGTGGATGCGTGATTACAACGTCGACAACAAGAACTACGCGCGAACCGACGATCAAAACCGCATCATGGCCTACCTCGCCAGCATCAACAGCGGCGCACCCCATATCAAGGTGGTCGTAATCGACACGCTCAACGGCATCATCGTTGCCGACGAGGGGCGGCGGCGCAAGGAGAAGGGTTTTGATAAATGGTCTGACCTTGCGTGGGCGGTATGGGATATCGTCTGCTACGCGCTCACGATGCGCGATGACATGACCATCGTTCTTACGGCTCACTCGCAAACAGAGTCCGACGATAACGGGCGCGTCCACACGAGAATCAAGACCAGCGGCCGCAAGCTCGACAAGATCACCCTCGAAAGCAAATTCACGACGGTCCTCCTCTGCAAGTCGGTAGGCGATCGGCACGTCTTTGAGAC